CCACTACCATAATAAATATTATAAAAGCCTGAATGAGTGGCATCCTGACGAGCAGCAATTACTTGATTGGGCCATAATACAAAGGCACCAAGTATATCTCCCTGTCCTGGTACTACTGTAGTGGAATATTTCTCAAAGCCAAGGATACGTTGATAGCCACCAGTAAGAGAAGCCTCGAAATTAACTAAATCAGCAGCACATCCAGGACGATTTTCAATAATTGACTGCGTTAAGTCCAAACCGCCTTCCGAAAACACTTCCACAGCCTTCATGTTTTCCTGGGTAGGAATTTGTAGGCCGTACCTTAATGGAAATACTGGACTCTGAGGCATTTAAGTGACTTTAAAAATTATTTAAAATACAAACGGACTAGCATATCCGGTCCCTCTTACCCAATTGAAGCCGGCATTCATGGTGTAAGCCCTATTAATGGTCTCTATACGGAGGCGTGTAATGCCGGCTTTAAATCTCGCATCTGCAAGCTGTGCCAATTGAGCGTCTTCACGAAACTCATAACAATACTTCTGTGCACCATCTAAGATGATTTGGGTGAAATGGCTTGGCAATAAGGTTGTATCTGAAGTGTTGGTCATATCAAGCCCATCAAGCCAGTATTCATAATTGATTTGATAGATTTTATCAGGTACAGGACTAATACCTAGTTCTGCATATTGTTGTGTCTTGAATACATAATTAGGTAAAGCATAATCTTGTTCTACAGAGTTCATATCCGATTGTAGAAAATTCTGTACCCAGAAATCATAATCAATATATTGAAGGAATTGAGTATTTGTAAGGGTGGATGCTTGTGCTTGTACAGATGTAGTATATGATATTTCTACTGCTTTACCAGCATCAGATGCATTAAATACATAAGTACCCTGAGAGCTATTATTAACAGCTACAATTGTGTATTGCCCTGCTAAAGGATCACCAATAACAGGCGTAAGGGCAGTACCACCAGACTGATATTTAACCCCTAAATCGCTACTCCATGATGTGGTATTTTGTACTGTAATTGTGTAGGGACTTGCAGAGGGAATAGTATCGACTTCATTTGTAATTGTTGCTTGGGTAGCATTCTGTGAAATGTAGAACTTATCCCAATCGATTGTCTTAATTTCAGCAGGAGATGTGAATCCTGAAGGCGAAGTAGGAGAAATGGTATAGAATTGTACACCAGGGGTAGTCTTTATAGAGCCAACCTGATGAAGAAAAGGCCATTCCATTTCAGAATTAAGGATATCATGGTACGCGTAATTTACTGCATCTTTAGTAAATTGATCGAAACCCACAGTAGCCGTAAATGTAGCTGTAGTAAGATCAGGCTCATTAAAGCGTGTCCTTACAGCATTTACAAGATCAATGTAGGTTTTATATGCCATTAATTATTCCTATAAGATAAAAGGGAGGATACCCTTTCGAGTACCCTCCACAATTAATATTAGGGGATCGTTGGGGCCGTTGTGACCCAATTATTACGATCTGTAAAAGTCGAAGTATGTACAGTACCATCAACATCAGTGTAGGTATATGGCTGAGGATACAGCATGAGTGCAAATATCTTAATCTGACCCGCAGAAAAAGTAGTACTTGAAACAGTCATAACAATATCATCATCAGCAGAATACCACTTCTGAGCAGTACTAGCAGAGATAGTAGCTGGTGTTCCATAGGAACCTGCCGCTACAGCACTAGCACTGGATACATAAGTAATGCTTGCAGTATTACTGAGAATAGTAAGGCTACCACCAGTTACAGTAGTAATAGTCTGATAATTACAACCTAAAATCTGAGTATAGGCTGGAATTGCCAGCGCATACAGAGTATCACTTGAAGTAACATTCCTTACGGCAAAGTCAACTAAGCGACTATGAAATACTGGTTGAGTCTCGCTAGCCGCCATTCCAACAGCGTCATGATAGTAGTATTTTGGATAATATGTTGCCATTTAAATACTCCTATTAGCTGACCAGGAAGTGTGCGAGGCCCATAGCGGTTGGACGCAATACTTTACGACCAAACATATGAAGACCACGAACAACGTCACTGAAGGATGTTGGGGAACGGAACTTTTCAACCTTAGCAATCTGTGATGCAGATGCAGTTGAACTCATATGTCCAACCATAAGCTGATAGTTGCTTGAGCTATCAAGAGGCATGTTATTGCTTCGGAAACAATCAAACCCACGAACCATACCATTAAGGACACGGCCATTACGGAGGATTGACTGATCGGAAGCAGAAGACTGCCAATCAACGCCGATCAACTTAGAACTTTCATCCTGAACCTTTTCCCAAAAAACCGGGGGCGCTACACACCAACGATTATCTGAAGGGATATTCTGTTCGTCTAGGAAACGAGACAGACGATTTAGGACATATAATGGGCTTGTATTACCACTGGCAAAGCCAACAGTAAGGGGGGCACCAGTAGTACCGAGAGTCATGTTAGGATTAGATGTGCTAACCTGCCCGGTCATATATAGAAGGACTTCCTTGTCGAAAGTATCCTTCAAGCTATACGCACCTGAGCTAGTAGCAAGTTCTTCCCAATTTACATGAGATTGTTTATTTTCAATATCGTCACATTTGTGTTCATATTAGGTCGTTAAGCTAATACCGTTCTTTTATGAACTGCTGCATATTACTATGCAGTCCAGACTATATCTTCATTCTAAGTATTTTTATACCAGACTTAGAAGTTAGGCGCTTCCATCCACTTGGATGTACTCCCTTTCGGGATAGTCGTTGAACCTTCCTAATTAAAGGCTTGGCTGCTGATTGTCCTTATCCAAAATTCAAATTCTTCATCAGTAAAATTACTTTTAATTTGATTTACAGCAAAGCATACTAAATGTACATTATCTTTAGTATACCCTTTAGAAGAATCTTTCCTATCAACAGAGACAATAAAACCATTTTTCTTTAATGGTGTTCCAGACATTAAGCTCATATCAAGATTAGTTACAGCACATTTTCCGCCTTGGCCATTCCATAAAGATAATAAGAAATCAAAATCAATATTACATTCAAACTGTTTCTTTAGAGCACGATTAGAACATTTATTAACTAAATCCATTAATCTACCTTTTAATGTTGATAGATAGTTCTTTTTATCTAGTGCACGTTTCTCTTTATGTTTTTGATTATAAACTTTAAATCTTTCTCTTGTGTCTTCGTATATTTTTTTACTCATGTTCCTATTTTTTTATTGTTATTGTCTATCTTAATTATAGCACTATATTACAATTTTGTCAATAGAAAAATGTTGGATAATAGGAGTTTCCAGACAATTCACCTAATGTTACCCAGGCTAACGTTAACCTGGAAGCCAAAATAATTGGCCTGATCTACAATAAGCGTTAGCTCATCGTCTGCTAATGCTTGAGGTAGAATCACTGTTCCGCGAGCATCGATTTATTTACGGAGCAACTGTGATTACTGGTTCTTTGATGATATATACGGTATCGCCGTACTCAGAAATTTCGCCATAGTAATCCGTGTTGGTAATTGCTTCAACTACGGATTCTCGCCGAAAGAATTTTTGTCGTTTATATTCATACTAGGTCGTTAATCTAATACCGTTCTCTTATGAACTGCTGCATGTTACCATGCAGACTTGACTATATCTTCATTATATATTTGACTTAACGTCAATTTTATGGTATACTTATATATAATGTCGGGGGTTTCCATTCACTTGAATGTACGCTTTACAGCTAGTCGATGAACCCATTTTCAAATAATAAGAGTGGTCTTTTATGCACTAAATGTAATTTTGGTATAGGACACTTTAATGATAATATAGAGCTGCTTAAAGCTGCCATCTTATATTTAGAAAAGTCGGCTGCTGATTGCCCAATTATTGGGGTTTCCAGCAATTAGCCCGATTTAAAGAAAGCGAAAATTCACCTTCTGCGAGAAAATCTGTGGAACGAAATTGCCATTCGGAAGATTCTGCCAACCGGCAGCAACTTGGAATGCCATTTCAGTTTTCTCCTGAAATTAGGCGTTAAGGTCTAGTCTACCTTCTCTACGTGCATTCTCAATTTCAGTCTCATATTGCTCATATGCTTTAGGATGCATTCGCTGAATTTCACTTGCCTTCCAAATACGCTTTCCATCTGTTTCCAGAGGAATATCGACTGATCCCCTAGGACGAACCTGGACATCAGCAGTTGATGGGCGAGTTACTTTGGCTTTTGCAGCCGTATGCGCCTTATATAGATCAATACCTCTAATACATAATTCAGGATCACCTTCTTCGTAAACCCAATCTTGTATCTGCTTTGGTTGTGATCTTGCCCATGTATGAAATTCTTCAGACAAATTTAAGTCATCAAAATCAGGATGGGCCTTAAGGATTGTTTGCATTCCTCGTTCTCGCTTAAGCCTTTCAAGGTCTTCAGTGACAACTTGGGTTTGCTGAGAAATATGTTCTCTTTCCGCCATAAGTTCAGTTAAAGCAATTGATCGAATATGCCTGAATACATCAGGATAACTCTTTGCAAATGTCTCAATTTCCTGTGGCGTAGAAGGAATTTTAATATCCTTCTTTTGAGATGCTTGTAGTTGTAGTTCTAGTTCTCTAACGCGCTGTGTTAAAGATGTATCATGCCGACGTAAATCAGCATAACGTTGCTTCCACGTAACTTCACTTGGAGATAGGTTCGTATCTTCGGTATTGTTGGCATCAACGTCTTGTCCAACAGGCGGAGAATCTGAAGTGTTATCCTCTAGTTCGTTTCGGTACGCCGCCTGATATAGACGACGGTTTGCTTCTGCCATATTAAGGTCTCCTTTCGAGAGTGGTTAATACAGGGGCCTTAGAATAAGGGTATCCTGCTGGCTTGAATTAATTTACATCCCCATAAATCCGGTGCGTTTCTGCATCATACCACCTTTAGCTGCTGCTGTAGGTGGGGGCATTTGGGGCTGTTGTTGAGGTTGAGCCTGTGGTGCTGCCATTGGAGGCGCTCCTTGTGGCTGTCCCTGTTGTTGCTGATTCTGCTGTACCTGGCCTATGGCTTGCATATAGCCTTGTTTGCCTTGCTCATTCATTTTGACCAATTTATCAACGCCAAAGAATTGAACAGCAGGCTGGCTCATAACAAACTCACCATTACTGAGCTTTGCAGGAATGCTATCTGATTGACCTGTTCCTGGGCCTTTTACAGAGCCATCCCCTTGAAATACTTGTCCTGGTTGTAACGGAGGCGGTCCTTGTGGGCTTCCTCCGGGCATTTGTGCGCCTGCACCCTGAGGCTGTGGTATTGGAGGCCCGCCAGCATCTAAATGTTGCATGAAGCCGCCCTTAGCCTGTTGTACAGGAGGAATTACTTGATTTAGGACACTAGGGTTATTTTGTGCTTGATCGCCGTTAGGGTTGCTTGGATTAACCTGTTGTGGTGCAGTCTGTGCATTTGTAGCAATAGTCTGTGGTGTTTGCTGTGAGGGTACAGTAGTAGCTGTATTCTGAGTATTCTGATTAGGATTAATACCCAAAGATTGCTGAATGGCCTGAGTAACTAATTGAGCATCATCTGTATTTGTAGGCTGATTTGATGCTGCTTCACCACCAGAGGCAAATCCTGGCTGTCCTTGTGCTGTATTCTGCGATTGTCCTGGTTGTGGGCCTAATTTGTCCATAAGCATTTGTTTTACTTCTTGGGCAGCTTTACCGAGCGTATCGGCAGTTCCACCATATTTCTGTTGATGTAGAGCACCGATAAGGTATCCTTTAACGCCAGCAGCCTTTACATGGGGATCACTTGAAGTCTGTCCTGTTGGTCCACCTTGAGCGAAACCATTTTTACCGTCCCCTACAAGTCCGCCATCTGCAAATAGCGCACCAAGTAATCCTATAATACCTGCACCACCACCGGCACTAGAGGCAGCACCAACTGCACTTTCAGCGGCACCAATATAACCAGCAGGATTGCCTCCTGAAGACGATGAACTTGAATTTCCACCACCCTGGCCTAATTGCTGATTTGAATTAAATTGATAAGGGTATTGAATTGGTGTTACAGACGGCATTGGCGTAGTTGTAGTACCTGGATTGTTTGTACCAAAAGTACCTGTAGTGCCATTAGCCTGATTCTGCTGAGGTTGAGCAGAGGTTGATCCTGGTGTTACTGCATTATCTACATCTGACATTACAAATCTTTCTCAGCGAATAATATATTATCTTGTTGTTTTTCTAATAGGAGAAGCATATTATATTCTCCACTAAGTCTCAATAATTCTTCAGTAGTGGGTTTACCAGCAAGCTTATTTGCTGTCTTTTCTTTAAGATGATTTATGATCATCATTAGGGCATTCCATGCAGCCATATTTTTAACAAGCGGCGCTGCATCATTACAAAATCGTTTGTCCATTAATAATCCCACTCATCAATCCCCCAATAGCCAAAAGCCTATCTTTAAAATATATAAATGTATCCATCGTTGATACAGCATTATTAATAGATTATGATATTTCCAACTAAGCGTTCGCGCTTTCAGCATTGGCACTTGATCCACTACCTGTAAAGCCTGACATTCCCTGCTGTGGTACAGAACCAGTGCCTATATTTCCTCCACCAGTACCATTCATATCAAGTCCAGGGGGACTACCTGAATTGCCTAATCCACCAGCAGTGCCAATCATTTGTGCATATATAGCAGCAGTAGTTGGATCATTAGTTACTTCTTCAGGGTCTAACTCTAGGGCCTTGGCGATTTCCTTGACTATATGTTCAAATTTAACGAATGGTGCAAGCATAGGATTAGCACAAGTTTGTAGGAATTGCATTAATCGTTGGCTCTTAATTTCTTTAGCCATAAGACCAGATGTGCCTCTAGCCTTAATATTCAGATCACCTACAATGCTTTCATCTTCATTGAATTGCATATTCCAATTAAAGAATAGCTCCCCAAGAGGCTGAAGAAGGAAATCATCAATATTCTTGATTACGGCCTTAATGTTCTTATCGGCACCACCAAGTATCATTGATAGACCAGATGAAGTGCGTCCTGTACCTGTAACACCTGTTTGGCCGTGCATTACAGAGGGGATACCTGTACTTTCATCAGCCAATTGTCTGAATTTATCAAAGACATTCATGGCATCTGGAAATACATTAGGGAACTTTAAACCAAATACAGCCTGTCCTGGTTGTCCTGTTTGTCTCCTAAAGACTTTTCCTGGATACATCTTAAAGTCTTGTCCAGGAACCAATGAGGTTTCATCAACATCAAAGACGAGATTGCTTGCTAAGGCTGCATTATCTATAGCCAACCTAGCAAATGCATTCATGATATCTTGAGAATCCTCCATATTCTCAGCCACACCAATGCCCCACATTTGATATTCATGTTCTTCATAGGGACATGAGTGGTATGGTATATATGCAGGAGTAAATGGATTTAGGACACACCTTAAAATCTCATGATTACAGAGCCAAACATTAACTTGTACTTCATCAAGATCATCTAAATCCATCCCAATGTCTAAACCAGTGGATTCTATTAACTGTTTGTCTACAAGGCCCCAATATTCAATAACTTCATAGCGTCTGCGACTAACATTTACAGGAGAATCCCTTAATTCATACTCCCACCATTGATCTACATAGTTGGGAACATTATCACAGACCTTAGAAATAGCATCTGGACGAAAGAAAGGGCGTCTTGCAAGGGCACGAAGCTCAGAACGACTTAATTTATGCCTTTCAATGGTAAATTCCGCCTCTTTCATGATCTTTGCATCAGGATCGGGGAAGAAATTCCATGTAGAGACATGACTTATGCCAGGAACCTTCTGATATATCGGGGTATATGTTCTTTTCTTGGTATCTGGATCAAGTTTCCAATCATGCATAGTCTTTTCTGTGGTAAAAGGCCCCTTAAGGACACCTTGGCCAAGTAAACACATCTCAAAGATAGTCTTACGGAGCCATATATGACCGTCTGTTTGATCAATTTGATCAAGGATAGCCTTTTCCATATTCTCAGCAGCTATCTCAGCAGGCTCTATTTGTGGCATCTTAGATGCATCTGGTGCTGGACCAGGCACTAAAGGAGCATTTTGGTATTCATCTTTGAGACCACCAAGTAAATCATAGTATGTAGTACCAGGAGCAATTTCTTTTCCATCGCCGTACCAACCAATAACATCTGTTTTAGTTGAGACCATTGGTGTTGGATTAGGATTTGCTGGCTCTAGGTGTGCATATTCCTCGATACCTTGTGGTTTCTTTGTAGGTTCTACCGCTAAGGGGAACTTATCTCCTTGAAAGAGTACATCAATGATCTGTGCATAGGCAGCCATAACCTTAGTTTTGGTTATTTTTACGAATGCTTTAGATTGTTCAGAGTCCCTGAATTGAGTATCGGCCTGATATAGCCCACGGAAATTATGATATTGGCGTAACCAACGCTGCTCATGGGGAAGGCGTTCAGTTTTGCACCGTTCATATTTAGCTAGGATATCAGCAACTAAGCCTGTGACAGCCATTTCATCACTAGGAGCATCCTTTGATTGGTCCCCTAATGCTTTTAATGTCTTATCAAATGAAGATTTAGCATTCTCCCCTAAGGAAGATACACTATTATCTGTCAGGCTATAGTCGTCTGCCATATGTTAAATTATTTCTTGTCCTTCAGTGCGCGAGTAAGCTTAAAGCCCTCAACAGTGTCGGTTGTAGGATTAGCTTTAGCCCAGAAGCTCTTATCTAATCCTGGATTTTGTGAATCTAATTTAGGATGGGGAGAATCCATTTTCGCCATAATATTTACAGTAACATCGCGGCCCTCAATCTTGGGGTCAATCTTGTCATCGGAACTGTCATGACTGCATCCTTCAGTAGTGTTATTATAATTTCCACCCCAAACCTTCTCTTGGTCCATAATTAGTTTATCAAGTTCTGGTTTACCCATTTTAAATATTCCTTTTCAATATTAATATCCAACTTTATTTGCAGGACGCCATGTAGTATATCTATCCATTTGTTTATACATATCCATCTTTAAGGCATCCATTGGTCTACTCATTAATCCATATCTTAAAGCATCGTAGGAGTGGTCTAAAGCTTTGGTGTCAACATCTTCTGAATCATTAGGATCAACAGGGAGCGCCGGAAGATGTTGAATTAAGTTTCTACAATTCTTGAATATCTTTAATTTTGCTGTAGGGCCATTAGGGCCTGGAATAACTCTTAATCGTCTATGAACTTCCATCTTACCGCTGTGACGACTACCAGGACTTCTATCACTAGGTCTCCATACACAACCATGTTGTCTCATAATCTCTGGTACTGCTGGTCCAACGTCGCCCCTTCGACTCCAAGTAGAGCTATCCATAACGCCGTAATTAACGGTCTCTCCTTGCTCTAATGCTCGTACTCTCTGAGCAAAAATATCAGCAGTTAACCCTTTCCCATAAAACTCCCTATACACATAAATATTATTATCGTAGTCTGCTGCCATCCAAAGTACACAAAAAGGACTGGAAAAACCCCAATCGGCCGCGCGCCATTTAGGCCAATTTGAAGGAATATCGAACTGTTCTACTACATGAACTCTAGGATCAAATTCTTCAAATGCAGCGCCTTCAATAATGTCCCATCGGCCCTCAAGCCACATCTTGCGTTTATTCTCAGGGAGAGATTTAAGCATATTTTCATATGCCTTAGTTTGCGTTAGATAAGGATTATCATATAATCGAGCGGGGATAAATCTCCGTGATATGGTGTCGCTATTTGGATCGTCAGGATCAACAGGCACAAAAAAAGGCGTGTTGGGCGGTGCTGGATCAATGAAATGTTCCTTTATCCAATGGCTTCCTATGCCACCTGGGTTGGCTGAACAACGAAAGAACGTCGGTATTGTTATATCAACGGATCGCAATGATCCTAGTAAATCTCTAATTATATTATATTCTGCAAATTGTCCTATCTCATCGATTCCCACCCAAGAATAAGCTCGGCCCTGGAATTGTAGAACATCTGCTTGTGTTTCTAAATAACCAAACTCAATTCTGGCACCGGAAGGAAATCTCCATTCTTTGCCTACTTCTGAATATTTGGCTCCTGGAAATGCTTTTGGATATAATGCCCTTGAATGATTAATTAAATCCCTTAGTTCTGGCATTGTACGCCGAATGATTACAGCATTATGCTGAGCTTTGTGGCAATATCTTAAAGGATCAACTAAGAGGCTGTAACTATTGTGGGTTACAATAAAGTCATCTTGTAAATATAGCCCATTTGAATTACGAACAGTTATACATTTGCATCTATGATCTCCTATATATTCGACCTTCTCAATGCGTAATCCTAAATCCCCGTGTCCCCCATTATATTTTTTATGTTCACATCTTTTTACTTTTCTATCTAGCCAGAAGAACTTCTCATTATGATCTGACTGAATATAAAGGATGTATGCTAATTGTCCTTGTTTTTTTTCACCTTTATAGGTATAGGTCGGTATTTTTTCTTGTATGGTAACTTTTGCCCCTAAACTTTTTAATACCCACTTAATATCTTGCGCCAATTGTTTACTTATTGTACAATATTCTAAATGGCCTCTATCATCTGCGTAACCATCAGTGTCCATTAATCCACGTATTAATTCAAATCTATTTTCTATAGAAGCCCACTTATAATATTCTGGAATAAATTTATTATAAGAATGCTTACCTAATAATTTAAGTTTTTGGAGCTTATCATCTAAATTATTTGCTGTTGTAAATCTATGAGTAATACTGTTTTCATATGAAGTTACATTATACCCTAATTCTCTAATTCTATCTACTAACTCTATATCTGCTGAGGCAATAGTGATTTCTTTTTTTGTCATACAGCCATCCCCCAATAGGCATCCTAAAACATAAGGATGAATATCAATAGGATTTACTTTATAAGATTTAGTAAATTGAATAGGTCGGCATAATGGGATAATTAAGTTTTGTTGCTTTATGGTCTGATTATCTAATGCACTATTTTTTCTATCTAGCCACTCTCTTATTTCTTTAGTAGTATATATCTCACCTTTAAAAAAACCTTCAGAGTAGTTTTTTAATTTAGATGCTCTGCAAGTTTTATGGATTAACCATAAATGATCGTCAGAAACTTCTGTGGTTGAGCCATCTATAAAATGAAATCTATATACAGGGACTACGCCTAACTCTGTTTCTTTAATTACCTTTTGTGGACTTCCATCAGGATTAGATATTATGTCTCCAACATGAATATCTTCCATCTTTCGTTTTCCAAAAGGTGTAATGATTTCAGATACATAGCGTCCCCCCTTACCACCACCTCTAGCACCACCATATAGGACCTCAGTTTCAGTGGCCGCAAGAAATTCAGTCTGTGGCCCTGGATTTGGCCTAAAGACAATGTTTACATCTTCTTCAAGGATATCATCTTTAATTTGTGCTGGAAGGGCATCGATCTCTTTATCTGTAACAATATTAGATGTCTTTGAAGTTGATCTAAAGTCTCCTGTAATCTTTTCCTTGAATTTTAATGCAGGTGTGCCTTTAGTATTCTTTAAGGTGTCAATTCGTTGCTGTTTCGGCGTTCTTTTTGGTTTTATCATACCGTATTGCTTTTAATAATCCAGGAGTAGAAATATCTCGTCCAGTCTTTTGTACTAACCAATCTCGTACAGATCGCATTGTGCACCCTTGTTTAATATAATATTCTGCTTGCTTAAGGGCATCTAATTGATCTGGTATTGCGAGTTTATTTCCTTGTTCATCCTTATAGAAACCGAATGGTTCTGCTTTACTCATTAATCTGGTGCCGTACTCTTTAGGCCGCGTCTAAGGACATATTTAATTATTTTCAATGGTTATACCTTGATTATCGATTCTAGATTCTTGCTTTTCAGGGAGAATAAAGATGTTGGCTTTTATGGTAGCCACAGGAATGTTATCCTTTTTAATAATCCCAACTCTGTCCAATAGGGAGTTCGCCGCTTGTAGATGAATGGGGTTAGGCATTTCAGCATCAATTGAACTCACCACTTTACGAGAAGCCTTAATGGCGTGCATTGCAAGATTATTCTCAGCAGCCTCTACAATGTGCTTAGCTAAGCGCCTCTTTAGAAGATAACCATATCCTGCACTATAGCCGGCATTCTCTGCCGCAGTCTCTAAATTCTGTCCCTCAAGGAGATTGTTAATGAAGGTTTCTTCACGATCTGATAATACTATTTCTTTAGTTTCAGCCATAAGTTTTCTGCATTAGTTCTTTGAATTGTTCTTTGTCTTCATCAGACATCTCATCATAAGGCTTTAATTTATTTACTATATTATCTTGCCATTCAATATTATTCTTGATGCTAGTTTGTGTCCAACCCTTATATTTCAATACATCTGAGCGAACATTAAGATTAGCTGACTTAAAGTCATCAAAATGACCAAGTAATAAATGATGATCATTTGAAGTACAAGTATGTGTAGTCTCACATAAAGTAATTAAATTTCGTGGGTCAAGTTCTAAATCTGGTCTACCTAAAAGAATACAATAATGAAAAGGAAATACATGATGCACTTGAACGGACGAATATGTAGTATTACAGGCAGCGCAATTAGGATTCTTTAATAGGAATGCTTTCTCTATTTTATGCCATTCAGGACTGCGTTCAACGCCATGTCTTAAATGTTCTTGGCTATCCACACCAACCCCCACCCCAAAAATGCATCAATGCCCATCCACAAAGTTCTCCTAGAAGAAAAATAATGGCTAAATGACGCTTTGTTGAAACCCTTACAAATTGCGTTAATGGTGCCATCTTTTTTGTAATTTGAGCATATGCTTCAGGTACAAGAAACATAATCAAAAATATTACAAGATAGATTTGCCAGTATTTCATTTAGATTCTATATTCCATAATGACAATAATACAAGCCCAACAATAGAAAATAAAATACAAATCATTGCAGAGGCCACATGAGGATCGAATACTATTTGCTGTATTTGTGGATCGTCCATTATAGGCTCACATCTTTTAAATGACACTTTGCAAAGTATCTTTCTGTGTTTAGGGCCTCTAATGGGAGCATATGTTCATAATTCATGTTCTTAAACATATATATGTGTTTTTCTTTTAGGGACAATTCTGTATTGTTCTTTCTTACTTTTGTGGGATGAATATTGGCCCATATAATCATCCATACATCTTCGCCATTTAAGTCTTGATGCCAATATGTTGCTGCACTTGATAGCCCACCTGTGACATGATCCTGAGGATAACGAAAATCCGCTGTTCTAGTAATAGCATCAACAAAATTAAATAGAATCTTTAAGCGATCGACCCAAGACTCTTTATTTAATTCTTCAGGATTCCAATATTTTAAACAATAGAAATCCTCATTCATTGTTTTACTTTACTCGCTTTAGACGAGGATTCTTTTTCTTGGCTGCCTTAGATGCGCCTCTAGTTTTAGATGCAAGAATTGCTCCTGCTGTCTTTGCAGAATATCCTTCTCCTTCAATCTTTGATTGTACGGCCTTAAAGCCTGGATGAGATTTTGCCATTACTTTTGCTTATCATAAGGATCAGAATTACCAGCCCTTAGAGGACGACTATCTGTACCACTAGTAGATTTACCCCAATTGGTCACACAAGGAGCGCAATTATCTTTGGCTTTCTTAATTGGTGGGACAGCAGGACTTGGCTTACTTTCGTAACCTTGAATTGCCATTCCGTTAGTGCCGATCTTATCTTTTAACATTAGGGCACAGAAAATTTAGGTTTGCAGAAGCCAAAGCTTGCATCCTTGATTTTACCAACTTTAGGTGCGTCTTTACTCTTACCTGGACTAGAACCTTTAGGCGGTGCCCCCCTTTCCCAATTCAATACTTTAGGAGAACTATCTTTACGATATGCATCGCTGCTTTTTTCAGCCATAATTACCTCCGACGCCTTGCCATAATAAAGCCAGCAGCATTGGCTGTTGAAATAGCAAATGTAGCCTTAACTGGCATAAAGATTGTAGTTGTGCTACTTACATTAACGTATGTTTGGGTAAGAATAGAAGTGCTTGTACCATTTGTTGCAGCAGCAGATATCTGGGCCTGTAAATTATAGGATGTTCCTCGATCTGTACCAGGAGTAGCTAGAGTTGCAGTTGTCTGACTGATTGAAGATTCAAGCTTAGTCCAAGTTGTGGTTGAGCCAAGGGTCCATACAATCTCGCCCCAAACATCCCAATCTCCTGCTGTAAGAGAAAGTCCGGTAACATCAGCAACAGTAGTATTAGCGAGAGCACACCCCGCAGTACCAGTCTGTGTGCCTGATTGTGTGCCTGAAGTAGTAATAGCTGTGCCTGCATAGGCATTTGCTACAGTGGTGGCAATCTCAAATGTATTTGTAGTTACAGTCGATGGAATAGTATAATAAACTGTGCCAGAAGTAATACCAGTAGGTAGAGCACCTGTTGTAGTAAATACAACTGGTTGAGGTATTGCAGTAGAAAAGCCATGACCTGTCCATGTGACAACACCAGGAGCAGCAATAGTGACTGTAATAGTAGCAGTAGTGCCACTACCGAATACCATATCACCAATAGTTTCACCAACTTTACCGGCCGCAGCACCAGCACCAGAAGTTACACCAGTAGTTGGGCCTGAAAAAGCTGTATTAGCAGTAATTGTAGTACCAGTAATAGCTTCAGGAGTATTAGCACCAATTACAGTGGTATCAAGACCACTAGATGCTACAAGAGTAGTGAATGCACCAGTAGAGGCTGAAGTTGCGCCAACAGTACCATTAAAGGCACCACCAGTAATTACACCAGTAGAACCGATACCTGCATTAGTCATGACCACACCAAGCTTATCAATCGCTGTGGCAGCGTTTGGTTCTACTACGTGATCAATAGGAGAGAGTGTTTGTGAGGCCATATTTTAGTGTTTCCTTTAAATTTATAAAATATCTGAACCCATTTCAGACAAAGTTTGAGTCATTAGGGGCTGGAACCATTGGTTACAGATGTAAGATTACTTAAAGACAACGCTGTACTAGGCCAAATGGCTGCTCTTGTAATCACACCATTCCAAGGACTGCCCCCTGTAGGCCCACAACCTAAATGAATAGCTGTAGGAGAAGGTAAGGCACCGCTTGTAGAATTAGTAACAGGACTACCGGCATCAAAAACAAGTGTATGAGCACTGTTGGCTAAACTCATGGCCGCTTTTCCAAAAGAATTCTGTAACCAATTGGCACCTGTTCCACTCCAAATGACCGATCCGCTCTTTTCAAGCTCACCATAAACATTGTTTGAAGCGCTACCGCCGCGATATATTAATGCTTTATTATTTGACGTGCCATCATCTACGCCTAATGCAACTTGAAGGGTACTTGCAGATGTTGCTGCTAATGGTATACCACTAATATAAGTACTATACATTAGACCAAATACTGGAGCTTTGGTTACAACTATAAGATCATTTTGTCTAGTTGCTGTAGACCCAGATGTAATAATGAAAGAAGTGCCAAAAGATAAATTTTCTAATTGAAAGGCCTGTAAAGAACCACTAACTGTAACTATTACAGTGCCTCCACTTGAAATGCTAAATGTGTTAGGAGAACCCTGTGTTGCAGCACCAAAGCCTGTACCTGTAGCAGTACCAGCAGAACTCGTTGCGGAGCCAGTGCCATTAATCCAAAGAGTCCAAGAGCCTGTACCTAGAGAGCCTGTAGTTTGAGTTGCAGGTGCTGTGCTATGAAGGAGTACATTCGTACTTGCCTGTTCAACAATTAACCCCGAGCCAATAAGTGTTCTAGGAATGTTATTTGCAAATGTGGTATATGCAAAACCAGAAGGAGAAGTTGGAAGTAAATTAGTTCCAGTGGATGTTCTTGTAGTAGTAATTAGACCCAATAAAGGTAAAGTAGGTCTACTTGCTTGATAATACAAGCCCTGTGCAAAATTAAAATCTAAAGATGCAGGTACACCATTTCCTTGAAGCACCCAATTAGGTACTTGCTTATAACACAATAATCTATTTCTATTCCTATTAGGCATCTTGTAATATGGTTACACTTACTTGAATATCAGAAGTACCAGCAAAATTATTAGTTAATGCAGCATTAGCAAGTAATACACCATATAAAGGAAGATTAGTTGTATTAGTGAATGTCTCTGTCCCACCAGGATTAGGGACACCTTGATTGCTTCCACCATTAGGTGTACCAGTAGTGGTCGGAACTCCTTGTACGGCAGTAGTATTAACAGCTAAACCCAAACCATAAGCATAATAGCATGTGTAAACAGTAGAAGCCAATTGAGAATTAGCAGTAAGGATTACAGGAGGTAAAACCTTAAATACATCAGCGGCATTTATTGCAGCTACAGCAGCATCCGTCCAAGTAGTATTAGAAGGATTAGAACTAAAAGGAATAAACGTAAAGCCAGATGTTTCAGCATCCTTCATCATTACACAAACAGATTCAATAATACCTGAACCAGTTACCGTAAAAGCATTATTAAATGTTAAAAGACCACCAATAACATAATTGGTGCCATAGGCGTTTGATGCTGTAATTGTTGGTGTTACAGAAATAGTAGTAGTAAGACCGCCAGTATTTCCAATAACATTAGATAATGCCATTTACTTCTTCTTCCGTTTTCCGCCAACCTTTTTCTTGGCCAAACCCCCTTTAGCAAATCCCATATTAGGAGATGCACTCATGCCTGGATTAGGGGCTTGTACCTTGCCCTTACTGGACATTCCCGGTAGACTTGGAGACTGTACGCCCTTTGGGCTTCGAAAGCCCCCCATCTTTGCCATTTTCTAAATCCTTTATTCGTAATTCTAATTCATCAAAAACTCTGACTAATTCTTGATCTTGTAATATGTTAATTCGTGTGTGTAAATCTTTAATTTCTCGATTGAACTCTTTTTCCATTACAGGAAGAATTTGTTTTAGCATCCAACCTGATACTTCATTAATCGTAGTAAGACCCTGCTTAAATGCATCTTGTACTGTAATGGTGATAAGCCTCTCAAGGCCCATTTCTTCTTCCCGGCCCGAAGTCATCTCCCTGAAGACTTGAAACATAGACTCATAATGCCCATGCTTACCTTCTTGCATTAATTCATCGTAGCGAGACTGAATTTTATTCTCTAGGCTATTCATTTAAATATCTTTTGTATGAATAATATCTGTACCTGGAACTTTTAATTCTTTGGCTCCATCTAGGACTACATGGTGGCTGCTAGTTACAGGTACATATGGAATATTATTCTTTACTGCAAACCTTGAAGTATTTAATTCTTGTAAAAATTCTTGAGTGATCTTAATTAAATATTGTTCCCAGGCTTTCTCTGGATGATCTTTACTGAGATTTACTACATTGAACATTTCAACTTCGTAGTGAGTATCTTTTTTACGAAGAATCATTTCAGCTATCTTGTGTCTTAATTACAATATAGGCTTTAGGACCATTTTCATCACCAATAGGATGAACTAAAACAACATCAAAATAGCCATGATAAACAGTGCTTACTGTCTCTGCAACAAAATCTTGACCAATAGCACAATCTTTATTATCTACAGAGTCTTTAATTAATTGCTTAATGCGGTCTGAATCTTTAGCATCGCCTTTATCCCATTCTTTTACGATAGCAATCATATAATCAGGAACTTTACAAATATAGTCTACATCAACTTGCATTATTTTTCCGCCAAAAGTTATTTTTATTTATATCATGAAATAGTGATAATGGGAGTATTGTATTTCTAGGTTGCCATACTATAGGTCCACTTACATTATGTAATCCCCTTGCGCCTAGCCTTAGATCAAATTCATTTTCTGAATAATTGAAGTTTTCGAAGTCGTGTTCAAAATATGGTTCATTTACAAATTCATATAATTTCTTCATTACACCTTCAGGATACTTACAAATATTCTCGTAATCAAGGAGTAATATCTTAGAAGCTTCCTCTGAAGCTACGGCTTCTTGTACTGCATTAAGAGCAAAACCTACAACACCTTCTGATGCTGTAACTGTCTTGGCCCGTTCAAAGACTGTGCCTGAATTACTCCATGAATAGATGGCGTTTGGGGCCATTCCATTCTTACGATAAAGTCTCTCAAATGAATCTACCACCCAACCTAATTCTCTAACACAAACTATGAACTTAGCTTCTTGGAATAACTTAGAGAGAATTGGTAGGCGTGCTGACCATAGGCGAGAATTATCAAAGACTACTTCAGGAAAATCTTCATAGTATGAATTAAATAGATTCTTGAGAATTTTATCTCTTAGTTCATCTTTAATGAATAATCCAGTTTCTTTATTCTGTGCCATAGCTAATTCATTGGCATAAAATAGATCAGATAAAGGAGAACTAATAGAAGAATAGAATTTAGGATTTTGTCTTAGTAATGCGGCCAGTAATGTGGTCCCTGATCGAGGGAAACCAGTAAGGAAATTAATCTTCATATTTCTCAAGATTTCGTTTGATGTTTTCTTTTGATCGCCCCTTAGAAGGGACAAACCTTTTCTCTTTAGGCTTTCGAACATTTTTATATTTATCTTGATATTTTTCTGGTCTATCCTTCCAACTTTTGGACATTTACTTTTTGCTTGTAATATTCATATGAAGAAACAATACGTTTGGATAATTCAATAAGTAATTCTTTCGTTTCCTTAGTTACAGAAGGATATCCATCAATCCATTCTTGTACCTCAGCGGCTACAAATTCAGGGGCTAGCATTATCAATCAGTTTCATGTTCTTTAAGGTTTGTGTTAAGAGCTTTAATTTAATATCAGAAGATACAGATTCTTCTCTAATGGTGTAAGGGATTCCGCATTCATTGAACAATAGTTGTAGGAGCTTTACCACGTCATTAGGGATGTCATTAAGACCTTCCTTTAAGGTACACATATGTCGTTCTTTAGCTTTGGTACGACTATCTCGGATAATATCCTCTGCGCTAATTTCAGAGAGATATATTCGTAGACCTTTTTTAGATTCTTTCATAGTCTCGATTACTATGGATTGAGATTCAGTCAACACGATTTTCTACTTTATCTTTTTTGAAATGTTTGTAGTCTTTATACAAGAAATACCTTATTTGTCGTTCTTCTTTAGCAGTAAGCTCTCTTTTCAATCGATCTTGTAGGGCTACTCTTATGTAGAAGAAGTGACTGTGAGGAAACAAATAAAAAGGAAACTTTTCTTCATCAATTTTAATTAGATGAATTAATAAATCAATCGCATTAGTAAATTGTGCTTTTTTCCACTTAAAAATCATATCTATACGCTTTCCTATAGTTTTATACTCAAATTTTTCAATGTGTCAAGGATTATTTTTCTAATCCTCTATTTTTTATTATAGAGTTATTTTTCAACTTTGTCAATAAAAAAATGCTTGACAAATGAATTTTTTTTATTATAAAACAATAATTGTGCAGTCAGGGGTAAACCTATATACTATTTTGTATTAGGGATATCCATTAATGTGTAGCGATTAAGGTACGGCCATAATGGTACGGCATTTAGGGTCTACATCTAGGTGTAGCGATTTAAGGCTAATGGTTAACAACAGAAACTAGATTTTTTATAATTTTAGAGACGATTTTATGCTGAAATATTCCGAATATTGCTTATGGTAAGCCATTGATTTTATTGTTAATTTTTCATTTTAGGTAAAATTTAATGGGTGCCTATACGAACTTCATCATGGGTGGCATGGCCCTTTAGCCACTCCCTTGTGACAAATTTATCACTATTGCCTAACGGCATTATCAAGTAAAACCCTAGTGTTTCTGCTATATTCAACCATATTGTTGAGTATTCGGAAAGTATTAGTTGGCATGATTACTTAATGGTTAACAGCTAAAGGAAGTATTAGTTGGCATGATTATTGCATGACCTTTAGTGTTTAACTTAATGGTTATTGTTACATTTATACAAAAATATCACCATAATCAATGGCTTAAATGTTATTCTACCTTAGGTTATGCTCTTATGGGTAATATTATATTTGAGGGTTACAGATTTAATACAATGTAATCGTCATAGGGCTATTCTGAGGGCGCTACGTTCATATGTAGGCATTTAGGCTACTAGGGTAGCTGAGCATATAGATAGAGCTATCAGAGCAGCCTTAAATCGCTATTCCTTCATGTGATCCTGCCGTTACAATACACCTATGCTTACATCTGTATATGCTAAGCTATTGAAATAGGCCATAAGTCACTGATTTGACTTACATATCTGCATATGGGATAATATAGGATCGTTAAGGGAGTAGCGATTTTGTAGTAATCATCAAATGGTGTCATCATGGCTAAAGTATTCATTCAGCAAGGTAACAAGTTTTTCAACTATGATAATGGAAAACTTATAGTCGAATATAAGCAATTCCATTTGGCTTATGTTGAGTATGCTGATGCTAAGAAGGCATTAGATCAATTCAACATTGATTATCCTTCATATCGCAATATGGAAGTGTTTGAATACCTGAAAAAGACATAATTTGACTTAAGGACATTAGGTATGCGATATAGGCATACCATTTATGCACTTTTATGGGATGAAACCTTTATGGTCAATCCCCATATGGCAAATAGGTTTGGTGTAGTTGCATTCCCAAACTGCGGACTGGTAGTCAAAG